ACTGAACCTCCATATTGTGCGGTGCTATTAGAATCTTCTGACCTAAGTGGAGAAACTGCTTTGTTGGCAGCATTTAAAGGTAAATTTAGCCGTGAATCTATGAAATTAAATACATTAACAAATGAAGCTTTTGAACCAGAAGCGGAAGAGTATGTGTTTTCTGCAATTGCAAACTATGCAGAAGGGGATGCTAAAGGTCAAACGGTAGGTAAGTACATTGGATCTGACCAAGAATCAATTAATGCTCTTAAAGCATTAGCATTTCCAGCGGGGGAGTAATAAGCCCTGATGTTTCTTTAAAAAGTAAAGAGATAAGCAGGGCTATAAATAATGAAGCAGATAAACCAGACGAAAAAAATACAGTTGAAGAAATTAAGTCATGGTTAACGGAAAATAATATAAATTTTAATGGGATTACGCTAAAAAGCGACCTATTAAATTTGGTAAATAATGTGCAAAAAGAGGACTAATTTTTTTAGTTCTCTTTTGTTTTTAGAATATTAATTTTACAAAGGAGAGAAATAAAAATGGCAATTAAAAACAAAACTCAATTAGTTTTAAAAGATAAAGATGGAAAAAAAGTTGTTCATGAAAAAAATAATTTAACTGCTGGAGATGTGTTAGATGCTTTAGAATGTCAGGAACGTATGTATGCAGAAAATACTACGGCAGTTAAACAATTTAATGAACTTGTTGAATTTAATATTTCTCTATTTAACACTGCCGATGTTAATCGAGAATCAATTTTACAAGGTTTGACAAATGATGAAGCTTTTAGTGCTTTGAACCAACCTATTTTAGATATTTTAGGAATCGATCCTTTATCAGAAACGGATGAAAAAAAGTAAGTCCTACAGAAGCAAAGAATGATTTATTGAATTTATTTAGGCAATTGGTCCAGGCTGGATGGTCGATAAATGATATTGAAAATACTAATTTCAATCGTTTGGTTCAAATTGTATGTTCTGAAAAAGCCAAAGAAAAACCGAAAGAAATGGACTTGAAAGATTTCTTGAAATCATTATAGGAAGGAGGATAACTATGACTAGTGGAAAACCAATTGGTAATATGATTATCAATCTTGACTTGAATAGTTCTAAATTAACTAGAGGACTAACTGGCGCTAGAAATGCTGTTAATTACCAGATGAAAGCAATGAAGGCGCAAATGCAAGTTATGAACGCTTCTGGAAATAAATTAGGAGTATTACAAGCAAAATATACTGGGTTAGGTAACGTACTACAAGCTAATCAAAAGCAAATAGAAATATTAACTGATAAATATAAAAAAAGTTATGATGAAAATGGAAAAGCAACATCGGCTACTATCAAATATGCTAATCAATTAAATCAAGCAACAGCTAGACAAGCGAGTTATGAAGAACAAATCAAACAAACAATTGGTGCATATGCAGAATTGAAGACGAAAACAACAGGAATAACTGGAGTAATCAATAAGACATCTGATGTTCTACAAAAAGTTGGAAATTCGGCACAGAATATCGGTACTTCCTTAACACATGGCGTGACTATTCCGATTGCCGGAGCCGTTACTGCAGTTACAACTGCGGCAGTAAAATGGGAGAGTGCATTTGCTGGGGTAATTTCTTTGCCCTCCCTTGTAGCGATATAAGGGTAATTAAATCGAGCAAAAACGGTGAAGACTAAGGTTTTATTAAAACTATGTTGATACCGTGCTAACTTATTAGATTACTAACGGCTAATAAGTAGTGTAGAGCGTAGGAACTGAATAAATATAATGTTCCCACGAGTGTTCGAGGACTCATAATTTTGAGTTCAAAATGTACGCCGAACTTATAGGAAACTATAAGAAGTGAGGGATAAAAAGCCCTCACGATAACAAATTTGAAAGAAAACAAATGACGAAATTGTAGATTCCAATGGTAATGTAGTTTACTCCTATAGTGATTTGGAAAAAGGGCTTAGAGATTTGGCGAAAGAATTACCAGCAAGTCATGAGGAAATTGCAGGAGTGGCAGAAGCAGCAGGTCAATTAGGGATTCAAACTGATAATGTTGTAAGTTTTACAAAAACAATGATTGATTTAGGAGAATCTACCAATATGTCTGCAGAAACTGCAGCTACTTCTCTTGCTAGATTGGCTAATATCACGAAATTACCTCAAGATAAATTTAGTAACTTAGGGTCTGCAATTGTTGAACTTGGTAATAATTTTGCGACTACTGAATCAGAAATTACTGAAATGTCTTTACGTTTAGCCGGAGCAGGTACTCAAATAGGACTAAGCCAAGCTGATATTGTTGGTTTAGCAACAGCTTTATCTTCAGTTGGTATCGAAGCAGAAATGGGTGGTTCAGCACTATCGAAAGCCATGGTTAATATGCAAGTTGCTACTCAAACTGGTTTAGATGCAATGAATCAATTAGAAGAACAAACTGGAATGTCCAGAAGAGAGCTGGAATTGTTGGCTTCTAATAATTCAAAAGGATTTAAAGAGTTAGCACAATCTATTGGAAAAACAACTGATGAGATTAATGGAACAATTTCTGCTTCAAAAAATTTAGAAGGATTTGCAGATATTGCAGGAATGACTGCTGAAGAATTCAAACAAGCTTTTGGAAAAGATGCAACAGGTGCAATTGCTGCATTTATTCAAGGGTTAGGACATGCAGAGGAAAAAGGAACCACTGCAATTGAAATGTTAGATTCTATGGGAATTAGCGAAGTCCGGCTACGTGATAGTTTATTACGGGCAGGTAGTGCTAGTGAGTTATTTAAAGATTCTATATCTAAAGCAAATAAAGCATTTGAGCAAAATACTGCTTTAACAGATGAAGCTAACAAACGTTATGAAACTACTGAATCAAAAGTGAAGGCCTTAAAGAATGAAGTTGTTGATATGGCTATCGATATGGGTGGACCATTCGTAGATGCTTTAAGAGATGCTCTAAAAGCTTCAAAACCATTACTTGAAACATTAAGTACAGCTGCAAAAGCATTCTCAAATACCAGTCCTGAAGTTCAAAAATCTATTGTAAAACTCATTGCGTGGACTGCAGCTGCAGGTCCAATCATAAAGGTTGCAGGAGCTGGTGCTTCTAAAATTTCAACATTTGGTCAAGCTTTTGTAAAGTTAAACGCATACTTAAATAAACGCTCGGCAATGAAAGCTGCTGAAGAAGGCTTAAATTCTCTTGGCACTGCTTCTGTTAATGGAAGTGTTGGTCTAGAAAATTTAGCTGGAAAATTAGGAGAAACTGCAGGTAAAGCAACTGTTCTTGGTAGTGCTGCTAGTTCAGCGGCAGGTACTAGTGGTGTTGGGGCAATGACAGCAGCACTTGGAGGATTGAATCCAATTCTTCTTGGAATTGTTGGTGTTGGAGGAACTCTAGCTCTAGGGTACGCCGCTTGGAAAACTTTTGGGGAAGAAGCATGGAATTCTTCTCAACGTGTAAAACAATGGGGCGTTGATGTAGGAAGAGAAGTTGATGGTACGTTAGATGGTGTTCAAGATAAATTGACCGGAGCTAATGGTAAGTTCGAATTATTGAAACAAGGATTTACTGAAGCTGATGCTACTTCAATGGCTGATAACTTTGAAAAAGCGGGTAAGTCATTAGAAACATCATTAACAAATAGAATTTCTGCTATTGATAAATCATTAAAAGGACTTCCTGAAACTGTTCAGCAAGCGATGAAAGAATTTGCTGATTCTGAAAAAGAAACAATGTGTAAATCATTATCTACTATTCAGGAAAACAACGAAAAAATTAAACAAATTCGTCAAAATGCAGCAAATGAAGGAAGAGAACTTACTGCAAATGAATTAAAAATTATTCAAGATTTGAGTACAGAAACTTCAAAATCTTATATTGAAACTTTAGATGTCACTGCTAAAGAACGTAAAAGTATTTTAGCTGCAATGAACGGAGATGTAGAACAAGCAACAGAAGAAGAAGCCAAAACATGGATTCAATCATTGGCAAAACAAAAAGCTGAGACAACTGAAAAGTATAAAGAAATGCTTGAAGAAAAGAAAAAAGCATTGAAAGATGCAGGAGCAAGCAAAGAACTCATTGATGCATTAGAAGATGAAATGGACGATTATATCAAAACAACTAATGATGGATTTGATCGACAAATTTCAGTAATTGCTGAGAAATATCCTAATTTGATTAGTCAAGTAAATTTTTCAAATGGACAATTATTTAGTGCAACAGCTGCAGCCATAGATGAAACAGGGCAATATACTAAAACCTTTATTGCTAATAATGAAAAGATTCTAGAACAAGCTGAGAAAACTTCTAATAAAATTGCAGAAAATGCAAAAAAGACTGCAGAAGAATTAGGAATGTTTGCTGATCAAAGCACTCATGCTGGAAAAGTTTGGAATTCTCTAACTTTAGATCCAAAAACAGGAAAAGTTAAATCAAATGTTCAGGAAGTAATAATTGAAGCAACAAAAGACTTTACAAAATGGAACGAATTAAAACCTGTTATTCATGATGCTAATTTAAAAACTAATGCAAAAGATGTAATTTCTATTGCAGCTGTTGAAAATGGCTATTGGGATTCGATGAAGTGGGATGAAAAGGAACTATTACTTGAAGATGAGTGTTCTAAAAATGTAGTTCAAGCCTTAGAAAACGCTGGAAAGTGGAAAGAATTAGATATTCCTTCAAAAAGAGCAATTTTAACTTCCAATACTCCTGAAGTTATGGGTGAAACTCTCGTGAATTTGGGACTTTGGGATACTTATAAGCTTCAAGTAAAAGATTTAGATTTGAACACTTACAAATTTTATGATGCCATCAATGGATCGGAAGAAAAGTTGAATGCTTGGGCTAGTTTAGATGATCCTACTAAAGAACTACTGCTAGACGATGCGGAATTTGCAACTAAAATCTTCAATTCTGAAAAACTACTTGAGCGTTTCGATCAGTTATCACCTGAGATAAAATATTTATTAGCAGATGATTCAGAGTTCGCTGAAACCATTTTATCATCTGATCGGATGTGGAGTGAATGGTCAAAACTTCCTGATAATGAGAAAAGATTACTTGCAGACAATAAAGAGTTAACTGCTACTGTTTTATCTTCTGAAGAAACATATCGAAGATGGATGGAATTACCAAATTTTCAAAAAGAAATGTTAGCAGATAATACTGATTTGATGAATAAAGTCATGGAATCACAAGAAAGTCTAGAAGCATGGAAGAGATTGCCAGATCCGATAAAAGGAATTTTAGGTAATAATGAAGATTTAAAAACGAAATTAATTGATGGATCAATAAAAATTGATGATTTTAATAAAGTATTACCGGACTTGAAACGACTACTTGGTGATTCATCAAATTTATTTAATGCTACTATGTATGCTAATTCTGCAATAAAATACTTTAACGAGAAAAAAACTGACAAAAAAGAATTAAAAGGTGATTCATCTAATATTCAAAGAGAAGCTTTGATTGGAGAAAATGCATTAAATAATTTTCAAAAGAACAATCCTATACCTAAAACCTTGCAGGCTAAGGATGATGCTAGTGGTCCAGCTGATGCAGCTAAAGAAGCTGTTGAAAAGTTTTCAAAAGGTGACTCAGTAATTACTAAAACATTAAAAGTAGTAGCAGATATTGGTGGTAAGGTTATTAATGGTCTGCACTTTGCTAAAATTTTAGGATTTGAAAAAGGAACGAATTATCATTTAGGTGGTCCAGCAATTGTTAATGATCAAAGGGGACCACTTTATAAAGAGTTAGTTTTACCAAAAGGTGGCGTACCATTTATCCCAGAGGGGAGAAATGTTTTCTTACCTAATTTGCCTAAAGGATCCAAGGTATTAAATGCTAAAGAAACAAGGCAATTTATTCCTAAATATGCAAATGGAATTGGTGAAATTACTACAGTGACTAGTTTTAATTCGCTAATTCAAGCAATTGAAGAATTGATTAATACCTTAAAAAATAATACAGGATCAACATTAGGTAGTAACACTCAATCTTCTGAATCATTACAACAAGTTTCACTAGACAATCTTGTAAGCCAAAATGATCAATATAAATTGATTGGAACTGAATGGATATCTAACATGATTATTGGTTGGAATGAAATGGTTCCACAGTTTACAAGTAATGAAAATATATTTGTTTCAAATTACATGAACCAGTTAAAAGCACAAAATATACCTAATTATAATTTAGGTATTTCGTGGAATCGAAATCTAATGACAGGTTGGAATAGTTTAACTGGGACATTTATTGCTACAATCAATTCGTTTTGTAATCAAGTGATGGTTACGCTCAGAAACTACAATACTCCTATATACAACAACGGTCGATCATGGCAACAAAATAATCTTAATGGTTGGAATTCATTATATGGATCATTCATAGTCCGTGTAAATCAGCTTGGTAACGATTCGATTAATAATCTTCGTTCAAAAAATGGCGGATTTAATGCTGCAGGTTCATTTTTAATGCAATCTTTGATTAATGGAATTAATTTAATGGGAAGCCCTCTATCCTCAACTATGAATAGCGTAGCTAATAGAATGGTAGGAGGAATTGGAAAAGGTGTTAACGGGGTTATTTCTGGCGTTAACTATGTATTAAAAGAAGTTGAATCAAGTAAAACGATTGGTAATTGGGCAATACCACAGTATGCAAAAGGAACAGTAGGACATCCTGGTGGTTTAGCAATGATTAATGATCAAAAAGGTCCAGTTCATGAAGAATATGTACAAATGCCAAACGGAAAAGGCTTCATTGCTAAAGGGCGAGACTTATTGGTTAATTTACCAAAAGGAACACAAGTTTTAAATGCAACACTTACTAAAAAATTGAAAAAATATATAAATATTCCTAGATATGCTAATGGTACTAATAATTTCGATTTAGCTGATTTGTTGGATAATGAAAATGCTGTTCTTAAATTTTTAGATGGAAAAGTTGATTATAGTAATCTTACTAATTTATGGCTAGATATGACCAAATCTGGCGTAAAAGTAATGGCAAAAGCATCGAATAAATTTCTTCAAACAAAATTGAGTGAATTCTTTACACATGGAAATTTTGATGGTGCAGTAAATGCAAATGGTGTTTATCAGTATTTAGTTAATATTGCCCAAAGAGTGATGGCCAAATTCCCAGGTTTAACTGTTACATCGGGATATCGTCCTGGAGATAGATACTATCATGGAAAAAGACAAGCAATTGATTTAGCATATCCTGGTGTTTCTGGTGATAGTCGATATACAGCTGCAGCTAATTATGCATTTGAGAAGTTTCCATCGAAAATTGCTTATGTTATTACGAATGGTCGAGTAAGAGATAGATCCGGTATGTCTGGAACAGGAGCGAGTGGACAATGGATTGCTTGGCCAGATGGTGATCACTTTGACCACATTCATTTAAATGGGCTTTTGGGAGCGGGTAATATTTTTAAAGGAGGAAGTTCAACGGGAGTTGAGCGTTGGCGTTCTGTAGCAATAAAAGCACTAAAAATGACTGGTCAATATAATTCAGCAAATTTAAACGCTCTATTGCATCAAATGCAAACTGAATCTAATGGAAATCCTAAAGCAATTAATAATTGGGATAGCAATGCAGCAGCTGGAATACCTTCTAAAGGTTTAATGCAAGTAATTGATCCAACATTCCGTTCTTACGCACTTCCTCCCTACAATAAAGATATTTATGATCCACTTTCAAATATTCTTGCTTCGATTCGATATACTTTGGGTAGATATGGGAGTTTATTAAATGGTTGGCGTGGAGTTGGTTATGAAAATGGTGGTTGGATTATGAAGGATGGTCTTTTCCGTGGTGGGGAAGGAAATAAACCTGAAGTAGTTGTTCCGTTAACTAAAAAAACGAGAGCTATTGAATTGGTAGGGGAAGTACTCGCTTTCCTATCAGGTAAATCAAAACAAATAATGCGTAGTGGACAAAATGATAATCATTCTGAAGAATTACTTGCTTTAATTAAACAACAGAAACAACAACATAACGAAATGATGGCCATTTTAAAAGCAATCTTAGGAAAAGACTTTATTATTAAATCTTCTGATATTGGAAAATCTGCAAATAGTTACATGGGGGCAGATTTAGCAAAACTCCGATATATAAATGGAGGTATATGATGGATGTTTTATAAATTGATGTTTAATCAAAATGGTCATGTATTTGATCCCCAAGAGAAAAACAGGATTATTTGTAAAGAAATCAAACGTCAGGCGCCAGTATATGAGGCAAGTTATGAAGAATTTCAAGGGACGAACGGTAGCAGAGAAATAAATGCTAGTTTTCGTCCTTTTGAATTAGTCTTGACTTTAGACATCTTTTATAAGAATAAATATGATAAGGAATTACTTCTTACTGAACTTTATGAAATGATTTTTATAGGATATCAATATTATATTAGTTATGATTTGAGTCCTGGTAAAAGGTTTAAAGTCAATCCTAAAACTTTTGAATTAACTGAAGAAGCAAATGATTATTCTACAATTGAGATTACATTTGATGTTCCATCTGGCTGTTCTGAATCTTTGTCAACGACTTTAAATGGTTTTACGTTAGAAAATGATTGGCAGTTTTCTCAGGGGTTAATTTCTGAGGACTATAAATATAAACATAAAACAAGTAATTTTATTATTTATAATGCTGGTAGTTTTGAAATTGATCCACGAGAACACTATTTAAGAATTACATTAGAAGGAGAGTCGGAAGGAAATGTGATAATCTTTAATAAAACAACTGGTGATCGATTTATTTACTATCCATCACTTTCGGCGAATCTTGGTCAGACGCTAATTTTGGACGGAGTGATTCCCAAATTAAATGGTGTAAGTTGTGGTATTAATACAAATCACGGTTTGATCAATTTAGTTGAGGGGATAAACGAAATCGAAATCCAAAATATTACTCGAGTAAATTCTTCGTGGGATTTTCGTTTTTTGTATAAGTAGGTGATTAAATGGATGATATAATTGTTCGAAATTATGAACAAACCAAAGAAGAAATCCTTGTCAGGTATGACAAGGATTCTTTTTATGAAGACTGGCAACAAAATGAAACTTGGGAAATTGGGCTATCAGTAACAAGTTTGATCAATCAAGAAGTGTTTGATTTGATTGAATATGAATCTTCTATCATTTTTAATGGACAAGAATTTATTATAAAAAAAATGACTGAAAATGTAGTAGGTGGATTAGTAACCAAACAAGTAGTTGCAACACATATTTATTATACAATTCAAGATGGTTATCAATATGAAAAAGTAACAGGTACAAAATCGATTAATCAGTTATTGACACATATTTTTAAAGCTGGGAATCGAGGATTTACATGGGAAGTTATTGATCCGAATAAAAAGTTTTTAACTGTTCAACAAGAGAATTTTGGTGATGGAAATTATTTGAAGCTAATTAATGAGCTTCTTTCAGATTATAATGCAGTGGTTATTCCTAATAATAAGCATCTTATGTTTTATCCGATTAGTGAGTATGGTCGGAAAGTAGAAGAACAAATTCGCTATAAATATAATACTGATGAAGTTACGTTTGATATTGATACTTACTCATTGAAAACTCAGATTAAAGGCTATGGAAAATTGAAAGAAGGTATTAACACAGAAAATCCAAAAGATAGTGATTATGTGTTTACACCAATCACGTATACCAGTCCGGAATCAAAAACATGGGGAATTAGGATTCAAGATCCAGTTACTGATGAACGCTATACGATATCGGGAAATATGCTTGAACGTTTAAAAAATGATTTACAAGATTATCCAAGTATTTCTGGATCAGTTACTTTAAAATGGAAAATCAATCCTCAAAAAGGAGATTACGTACCATTTATTTATGAACCACTAAATATTAATACTTATATACAAGTAGTGGGAATAAAAACTTATCCAGCAATTCCTAACAAACCACCAGAAATTACATTAAGTAATACAAAGAAGACAATGACGGCTATTTTAGCAAATATGGTAAAGAAAGGAGTAGTTTGATGTTATTAAAGAAATTAACCACTAATCTTATTACAGGAAAATGGAAAGAAATATTTAATCATAATGTTGATTGTTTAAATGACTTAGAAACCTCCTTAAAAGAAAATGACGATTATTTAAACAATCGAATTGATAATCTTGTACTATCTTCTGGTGGAGATTCGCCAAATGAAGTAGTAGATGGGAGAGTCGATTATAAAGGAGAAACGTATAGCGTTCTTCAAGAACGTTTGATTGCATCTGAACGACTATTTAGAGGAGAAATAGACGAATTGCAGAACAAACAACTAAATATGCAAAAACAAGTGGGACAATTAAATGGGAGTATTGAACAAATCATAGGTGGTTCCGCTGCACAAATTAACATTTACGTTTCAGCAAGCAATGGAAGTGATCAAACTGGAGACGGTTCGGAAGAGAATCCGTTTGCGACTATTCAAATGGCTTTCAACCAAGTACCTTTGATTACTATCCCATCAGTTACAATATGGATTGATTCCGGTGTATATTTGGAAGATGCTGTTCTTAGAAACGTTAACGTGACATCAGTATATGTACGATGCAGAGACAATATAGATAACATTGATGTTTCAACCTCGGATTTGCCAGTTAAAGTTAGAAGTATCGCATTTTATTATGTCCGCGGCTACATTCAGGTCAGTGGATTACAATTTGTTGATACTGCCAATGGTCCTACATACGGAGGTAGTATCTATCAGTTGTTAGCTGATCAAAGTGGTTATATGTCGGTTGTAAAATGTAAATTTGCAAATGATAATCGAAATACTGCGTCCATGGGAATATGTATAAATGGTACTTCACAGTGTCATGTTTACAACGGAACGTATTTTTATAAACAAAACATTGCTATCAGAGCGAAATTCATGGGAACGATTCTTATCAGTGATATTGTCGGCTCACAGAATGTAGTTGGTGCGCAATCTGACGATGGCTTGATACGCCGCGAGCCGCCCACTAGCTTTGCTGATACGCAAACGAAAGTTACTGGTTGCGGTCTATACATTAAGAAAGGACTGGTGTTGGGTTAATGATGTATAAAACTAACGATTCAATCATTTGTATTCAAGCGGAAGCTACGAAACCGATTTATACAAACATTGTTTTTTGGTCGCATGACCGAGGAACGGCCAAACTAAGATTCAAACTGATGAAAGAGAATACTCCGCTTAGTTTAGCGGAAGGGACGACCGTTCCAATTCGATTGAGGTTCAAATCTGAAACAGCAGAAGGCGGATATGGAAAACATGACTATCTTGCCACTATTGAAGATCGTGTGAATGGTATTGTATCTATTGTATTAGAAGATAATATTTTAGGATATGTCGGAAAAGTAGAAGGTAGCGTATATATTGATTTTCCAAACGACCTCTCGTTAGATACAGCTGGTCGTTTTACTTTTTACATCAAACGCAGTCCAATTGATGACAGTATGCCAGAACTAGAAGATTATTATTTCAATGGTTTTAGTCAAAACATTGATAAAATTGAAAAAATTCTAGCTGATAGAAAGTTAGAGATTGATCAAAAAATTGCGGAATCCGAAACTCAGATTGATGGAAAACTAAAAGACACAAACGACAAAATCACGAAAGCTAATCAAGATATCGCAGCTCTCAATACCAATATTGATAAGGCGAATGACTGTATTGATCAAACTAATCAGCAAATTGGTGATCTTGGCAAGTTGAAAAAGATGTATTCAAACAGCATTGATTTTGGAGACTATGATTATAGTGGAAATCCCAATCTATTAAGCACTATAACTAGTGATTATTTTACAACAAAAGATAATGTAACAATTGCCAACGAAAATAGGGGTGTAAAATTAACTTTTAGAAATTCTGGTTTTGGTGCTGAAACAGGTAATGTTGTGCAAATTAAACCCAAAACAACCTATACGCTTTCTGCTAAGGTAACAGTGAATGAGGATTTTGTAGGAGACTTGTCAAAAGTTCGACTAACTTATAGAAAATTTCCTGGAGGTAACATTCTGCTGGGAACAAATTTAGCTGATACGTTAGTTGGAGAAACAAAAATGATTTCTGTGACTGGTAGTGTATCAGAGATGAAACAAGTAGAGCGTACTTATCTACGTTTAGATAGTAATTCCCAAATAGTGGATGGATCAATCAGTATAGGATATATCAAGTTAGAAGAAGGAGCAATACCTACGCCATATCACCCCAACTTATTTGAAAAACCATGGCAGATATCCAAAATTCCTTTGAATGAAAATCTGGCAAATCAGTCGGTTGTATTTCCAATAAATACATCAACTTATAATTTGTATGCCGCAAAGATGAAAAAGAAGTTGGAAATAGGGAAAACCATGACAATTACACTAAAAGGAACGAAGCCAGTCAATCAGTCTTTTAAACTATTTGGAAATGGTTCGATTGATTACGGCACATTAACCCCTGTGAATGGTTTAGTTGATACATGGCGTTTAACTTTTACACCTAATGAGGTAGCTACTGCTAATCCTAGTAATATCGAACTTTACCAAGTACCAAAAAATACACTTGGAAATTGCACAATTGAGTGGTTAAAAATAGAAGAAGGAGATGTAGCTACTCCGAATATCATAGATTATAAATATTTCGGTGAAGGCTTGAAAGATAGTGTTAATCCAAATGATTACAGCTGGGACATCACACCTGAGTATACAGAAAAGAGTTTTGCGAGAGAAGACTGTGTGGTTCATAATTCAGGAAATGAATCCATTGATGGCTTTAAAGACTTTCGACAAACACCAACAGTGAATAATGTACCAGTAGCTTTAGATCATTTTGTTTCAAAAACAGTAAAAACAACGAATACAACAGATTTCACCAATGAAAGTTCAGTCAGATTTGAACGAGATGGACGAAGTGTAGTAGCCAATTTTTCGATCACAAATAAATCAGCAAATTTTGCTGGATGGAAAGTTTTAATGCCTTTTCCAAGAGGATATAATCCGATTTCGCTAAAGGATTGGGGTGGAACTTTGGCAAATAAAACCAATCGAAATCCTGCATTATCTGTTTACGCAAATGCTTCGGGAATTGTTGTGATGGTTTCTACTACAAATTTACCAGAAAATCAAGAGTGCTCTGGAACTGTCAGCTATTTTACAAATGATGCGTGGCCAAATTAATAGGGGGAATGAATGATGAAAACAATGTATGAATATATTTATCCGGTAGGTTGCAAGGTATGGGAAAATATGCCAGATGATTTTCCAGAAGGAGTGCCGTATACCTTGGTACCACCATTACCAGATATTCCGTTAGATCGTCAGTTTTGGAATCCGAGTGAACGGAAATGGGAAGAAGTTGTCACACAAGATTTCTCTAAAAAACTAGAGTTGTTGGAAGAAATCCATCGTAAGACCGAACAACAGCTTGAACAAGTTCAAGAGGAAAATCAAGCGTTTAAAGAAAATAATCAATCATTAAATGAACAAGTTACGAATTTACAAGTGGCAATGACCGAAATTTATGAATATTCATTAGGGAGTGAGTAACATGGAAAACATCTATGCAGACCTAATCAAAAAAGGAAAGAAAACGATTGATGACGTACCTAAAACATTAAAAAAGAAAGTTCAAGCAATTTTGGATAAAAAAGAAGATGAAAAAGTGAAAGAAATTCTCACTGAATAGGAAGAGGGTGAGAAAAAATGAAAGGTATCGATCAGATTTTTAACAAGCTAGTCGCAATCGACGGGCTTATTTTTTTACCATTAACAGTTATATTGATCGGGTTTATTATTTTCGCTTCTTGGCGAATCAATATTTACTATCGAAAAGAACTACATGATGAAAGAGAAAGCTCAAAACAGGACCGACGAGACTTTTTGGCTACGTTGAATGAGTTGAATAAAGGCTTTGAATTTATACGTTCAGATGTGAAGCGAATTGATGACAAAGTTACTGAAATTGAGAAAGAAGTACGGAAATAATTCTGTGCTTCTTTTTTATGTTCTGAAAGGAGGTGGAGTCTGATGGAATCACTCTCAACTGAAATGATCCTCGCTATGTGTGGGTTATATGTGGTAGGAAAAGTGTTAAAGGAAATTCCTAAGTTCCCCAACTGGGGAATTCCTTTGGTACTCACGGTCATTAGCTGTATTTTTACACCACTATTGTTTGGTGGGTATAACGTATTTAACTTTTTTGTCGCCATTGTGGCTGTAGGAATTACAGTGTATGGCGATCAATTATGGAAACAAACGACTTATGGAATCAAAGAATTAGATAAAGGAGATAACGAAAAATGACATTAAAGGTAGTAGATTTATCCAATAACAATGGTTCAAAAAATATTAAGGACTATCCAGCAGATGCTTATATGTTTAAAGCAACAGAAGGTTGTAACTTTGTGGATCGTTATTGTGATCCGTTTGTTCAACAAGCTATCAAATCTGGTAAACCTTTTGGTGTGTATCATTTTATTGATGGTTCAGACTGGCAAACACAAACAGATTTCTTTATTCAAAATATTCAAGGTTACATTGGCAAAGGCATTTTCGTTTTAGACTATGAAATGTATGGTCGTCAAGGAACGTTTGTTTTAAAACAAATGTTAGATCGTATCCAACAAAAAACAGGAATCAAAGCCCTAGTTTACACGTCAGCTTCAGTTTTATTTGAAGAAGATTTTTCCGAAATAGTAAAAGCAGATTATGGATTGTGGGTAGCAGCTTATCAATCAAACTTCCCTAAAATTAAACACTGGACTAATGCGGCAATGTGGCAATATACTTCGACACCATATGATCAAAATATCTTTTATGGTGATCAAAATACTTGGAAAGCCTATGCCACATCTGGTAAGTGTCAAACTTCAAGTAATCAAGTGAAAGTAGAAGCTATCCAAGTACAGCAACCAAAACCACAAACACCATCCGACCATGATAAAGCAGTAGCAGAAAGTAAAGCTGTTCACCAAGGGAACGCATGGGCGAAATTGGATAAATTCAATGGAGCAGGCAAAGGAAAAGTCCGGATTGCTGGGTGGTTAGTGCCAGATAAACCAGAAGGTGTAATCGGTAAATTTGCTTATATCTTGATCATGAAACATGGTACAAATGAAGAAATTACTCGTGTGGCTTCACAAGGAATCAAACGACCTGATGTGAAGAAATCCTATAATTATAAAGGTGGCGATGCCTTAGGAATGGATGTCACAGTGGACTTAAGCTGGGTAAAAAAAGGCACGAAAATTGATGTCATTTTCCGTCGTTGTAACCAAGCAAATGGAGAAGGCGCAGTGAACGATGTGCGGATTAAGGATATCTATTTAACCTTATAAACAAAAAGCTCCTCATCGAGGAGCGGTACATAAAAAGAAATTTAGGAGATAGAAATATGAGTTGTGAATTATTGGAGAAAAAATTTCCAGAAATATTCAAAGAATTTCAATCAACACAAGGAGAATTATCAGTTGAATTATTGAAAGTTAGAATTTCTGCTAACCTAAATGTTAAAAAAACTTCCGAGTTATTAGATATGGAATCTGATGAATATTTGAAATACGAATTTGGCGATGTATCTATTCCTGTAAAAAAATATTATAAAATTATTGGGAAATTGAAAAAGCGCCTCAATGAAGACGATAATTACCATGTTGACAATATTAAAAAATATTCGATACAATAATTGTGTTATCGCATATCTTCACTATCACCCATAATAGTCACACTCCAAGCTATGCGATAATAGGTTTGTTGCCACAAAAACTAATGTTATCTCTTTTTTTATTGTTCACAGTGGCAACAACCTGTACCCTTAGCTCAGTTGGTCAGAGCAGACGGCTCATAACCGTCCGGTCGTAGGTTCGAGTCCTACAGGGTACATAAAAATAGTCCGTCTTGTAAAGCGGACTATTTTTGTTTATTAAACAATTTTAATTTCTTTTAGCATATAGTTCATGGTTGCAATCAATAAACATTATATAAAAAATGTCATCCACCATTTTACCTATAATACGTGTAGGATAGGGATTGTTATTTGGGCATAAACGAAAAATCCAAAAACTATTTCCAGCTAAATTAATTCTCTTGGATTGTAAAAACTTTGGATGCAATTGCATAGAAGAAAGTTTATCTCTCTTACTAAATTTTGAAATTTTTTCTAGTCCATGATGTTTGCTTGTTTTAGCAGTTAATGAAACAATATCCATTTGGGATAATTCGTATAGTCTCTTTATTAAGAGTGAATGTTGTTCTTCATTAAATTTTTCACAGCAATGGTTATATGCAGAATTAGTTGTTAAAAAACTAAAATTAAATGTTGGATATACAGGTTGTCTAGCATTTCTTAAGGCTAAATTAGTAATTTTAGATTCATATTCTGTAATCCGTTGTTTAAAATCAATTTTTTTATTTGCCATTTAAGAAGCCTCTACAATATTCTCCTTAAAGAAATTTCTAACGGTTTCATCTGATATTGCTGTTGTTCCTTTGCCATTGTTCCAAGCTTCAATCCAAGGTGTTTCTTTATGTGTCATATTTCTTAATTGACTAGCTGAATAATCTGCATATTGTTCATAAACTGCTTCTAAAATCATTCTACTATTTTCATCATTTGAGATAAGTTGATAATTTTTTAATTGTTCTTCAGTGACTTCAGATGGTAATTCTTTTTGCCCCTGATATTTATCAAATATTGATCTAACTACTGGACCATGTCTCCATGCCAATAATTCTTCATCAAATAGTCTTTTTGAAAACACAGCTAAGCAGACTCCTTGGGAATAATACATCAATTTGTGTAATTTCATTTGAGTTAAATTTTCATCATTAGCTGCATCCCGCTGCATTTCTGATGAATGTCTAACAAGAAACCAATCAGCTATCTTGTCAGCATTCCACATATAAATTCCTCCTTTATTAATGTATTCTGAACAGTTTTTAGATATATATCTAATAGTATATATAGTCTATCAAAATAAATTTGATTGGTAAATACAAAATGCTTGACAAGAGATAAATTTAATTTTTACATACAAATACTACAACACTCCGATAAACAACTAACTCACAACAACCATTCTCACCCACCTTCGGCTGGTATTTTTTATATCAGCTATAATCAAAACGAATAAAAAAAGTTAATTGCATAGCTTATAATTATATCGTACTACATGATTGTACTTCCGTGTATTTCCGTGTTGCATTCGAATAATCTTCTTCAATCATGTAGTAACTTTCGTAGTAATTCACGATTAACCTCACAAGATCTCCTGTGTTTTACTATGTTTTTCTATTCTTGGGCTACTCGAAAGAGTAGCTTTTTTAGTTGCTTTTGATTAATTTACTTTATAAAAAAGAGGTCGTATTTCTATTTAACCATTTTGGCGTTTTTGGTTAAATAGAAATACTTTTTTAGATTATTTGCAAATAACTTGGTTGTGAAAATTCATAGATTATTGTATAAAAGTTGTAAAAAATAAAATTCAATAATGCTATAATAAAATGTCGGCTCGTCGCTTCCACAGAGATTTTTGTGGTGGAAGGAGGTGAAAAAGTGTTTCTCTTTGTTTTAGAGCATGTGCTCTTGCCGTTGCTAGTTGGTCTAGTATTGGCATTATTTAGTCATTGGCTAGATAAACGTTAGAGCCGACAAACAGCGCTTACTAATTCACAGTTAGTAGGCGTCTTTTTTCAAAAAAAAGATACAGCATATTCACAGTATGCTGTATCTGGCGAAAAAGTGTTCTCTTTTGTTTTCATATATTATTATACCTGATAAATAAATTGTGTCAAATGACTACCCTTTGACTACCTTTTTTGGTATATTCAATGGTAGCTATTTCTAAGGAGAGGGTGTTAAATGATTGATTTTAAAGGATTTTTCTATTTATATACGTTCACTTCCGTTCCAAATTTAGACGCATTTGGGCAATTTGAAGATCGTGGCGAGAATTATCGGCCGGTTATTTAA